GCCTCGATAGCCACGTTATTACCCAATGGCCTGATAACCGTTGCAATGATCCGTGGTCCATATTGTTGATCGAATTCAGATGGCAATCGTGGCACACCGTAATATGACCCAAGCAAGTCCAACCACTGACCAGAGCCTTGAACCGTATTCATTTGCGCAGGCATCGCTTCTATCTGCGTCTGAGCCGTTTCCAGTTCCTCTGCCTGTGCATCCATATATGCCCACAAAAAGCTTGTGTAAGCGTATAAATGGTCGCCATTGGCCTGTAACGTATTTCCAGACGAATTAATGAGGATTTGAGCGTTCAATTCTGCTACACCAGATGTGTCGACGTACGGTACTGAATAACCAATCTGCGTGGCGATAAATTCCGCCAATTCGGTTATGGTGTACCACGCCAAGTCGATGGTTATCGGGGTAGCCGTACCGCCAGCTGGCGTGAGCGTTAAAAATGAACTTGTTCCAGGAATTAGCGTCTGCCCAGTTTGATCCACATCCCAATCAATTCCAGGCTCATCCCAATTGGTGATACCGTCATCCCATGTTCTAGGGATAATGGATGGTCCATCCGAAATACTCCATGCTAATGAACTCCCATTGCAAGCAATCCGGAGCGCCAATAATGGGTATGGATTCTTATCAAAAACTCGATTGAGATAAGAAATTAGAGTTTTGGTAAGATTCATGTCAGTGTAATCACACCAGGCATAATTTTTTGTGAGATTGTGGTTGTCACATCGGACGCCGGCAACGAAGGTACGTAGTTATAGACGCCGGTAATATTCATCACCAATGCGTTTATTTCAGCCATCAATGCCGATTGATTAATGCCACGAGTCAGCAAATAGGATGAGACTGCAGCGGTGGCCAATGTAATCAAACCAGGAACCGTTGCACCATTGACGATCGTATCTGTTTTCGAATATCCTGGAAGTGCTGTAATGACCCCAGTAACTGCCACCGTTACTTCAGATGCAATATATACATTTACCTTCACGCCAGCGGCTTTGTACCCTGGGATGGCAATACCATTTGGGTCATACGATCCAAACAACACTGTTTCAACATTGGTTTGTAGGGTTGACGATGTCGACCCAATTCCATTGTGGATATAACAATTAACCAACGAAACAGGCTGAGTATTGTCCGTCAACCATGGCTCAACGATGTTCGAATATCTGACTTGTTCAATGATATTACCATTCACATCCTTAACATTTGCCAGACTCATCCCATACGAAAGCGCGGTAATTATCCCGCGTGGTAGCGACGCAATAAACGCGTTGAAACGAGATTGTTGGTCCGCCGGCATCTCAGCATCAAGACCATTAATAAACGGCGCAAGATTTGTCGCCATTGAAAAATTGTTCGGCGAGGGTGTCAATGTGAATGCCACGTCAACGACTAAGTTTGTCGCAGATCCAGTCGATGTCGCGGCCACAGGAATATACGCCACGGTGGTGCTGGGCGGGATAATAACGTCTGCTGTCGATGCATACACGGTCGACGTGGACGTTGATTTGAATAACGTACCAAGCGGAATGTCGGTGGACGTCAAAGATGACGCGATGGTGAGTTGTATCGTCCCAGATGCGCCTATGGCGGCCAGTGGCGGGAAATTGAAAGATTGATAGACTGATACCGGTATCGCCTCGACTAGACCATTAAACATTTGCTGATAAAGTTGGTCTATCTCGATCGCAGGGGCCTCGATCATGGTGCGGCCGACTGCGCCACGATTGAAATCGGTTAGCTGAAGTTGTGTCGCTTTCATTCGGTTCATCATCGAACCAATTATGGAAACGAAGTTTTTGATTTGAAACGCCATTAGTAGGTCACTCCTGCTTCCGTGGTAGTTCCTTGAATCGTCATGGCGGTAACATCTACCTTAATAGAATCTCCAACAGATTTTGCAACCGAATCAATCACTGAGTCTATTCGCGAGTCGGCAGATATCGTGTCATTGGCATATTGGGCTGCCAATAAAGTGGCCGCAGGGATATTGATACTACCGATCAGACTTCTTATATCTGACCCATATGTCGGATGCATAATCAATTCGCCCTCATCGGTATTCAATGCGTTGACGAGTGCCTGTTTCAAATTCGGTTTTCCCTCAACTGTCGCGATATCGCCATTAATGAATGTGAATAAACCATTGGTTAGCAGAATATCAGTTCCAAAAACGATACCAGGGTCATTCGTCTGGGCCCCGGGCGTCGAAGATGGAACGGAAATGTATGACCCATTTAGGAAAACACCGTCTTTAACAGCATTTTGATCATCGGTGAGCCACGGATAAATCATCCCATTCAAAGGGATCAATTCCGCCCATCGAGTCGCATCATCAAGTTCGCGTGCAGCGACAGTCAATAAGGTATCACCATACTCGGTTAAGGCGAACCGATACCCAGTCAAATTACGATCAAATGGCGTTGTCATTTGATCGTAATCCCAGTAGCGATTGCACCAGCAGCAGTACCAATGGCAGAAATAGACATCGGCGCCAATACTGGATCTGAATTATTTACAATCGCCAACGCTTGGTGTGCAGCTGGCGATACCGTTACAACTGGAGCCGGTGTAGATGAACTTAAAATAGCTGGTGCAGTCGATATGGCTGTTGTCGGGGCAGCCGCATTTTGCGGCGCGCCTACAATGGCATAAAATGGATTGGTACCAGCATACGGACTTGGCGGCGACCCGCCATTTGTCGAACTACAATCAGAAGCACCATACAGCGGGGAATAATCCGGGTATGTTTGCTGTTTATTGACAGCGTTTTGCAAAAGACACTGGATATTTGAAAAAGACGATGCAATCGACATAGCCATTGCTGATTGTGTCGTGGTGTTACCAGAAATATTAGCAATCGTCGAGAACATCGTTGCCCCGGCCTGTGCACAAGCACGCGCCGATAGGAGCAAGCTATTTGGTATAGCCTCTGCTTGCTTAATGAGATTTGTCACAGACTGGAAAATACCGGTCGCGGTGGTGATGAAACCGGTTACTTGGGATACGATACCTTTGACCAAATTGACTATCCCAGCGACCGCAGCGACAAGAGACTTTATTGATGACAATAATCCAGCCAGTCCGTCAGGTGGCGATGGCGGCGGCGCAGATGCCTTTGCTTTCCATAAAATAGACAACATTGTTATGTTGTATTGCATCAATAGAGGCCGCGATCTTGATCGGCGCAATGTGAAACTCATCGGAATTACCGCGTCAAGATTCATGTCGAGACTGTCGATAAATACAAGGGTGACGCCCAACGGATCCTTGCCATTCTTAATGGCGGCATTTCGTCGAGAATGCCAATCTGTGAAAACTTGTTTTTTTAGATTGCCGAACAACACCATTCCGTCGCCGTCTTTATTGCCGCGCCAACCGGTATGCCCACTGATATTGATTGTCGCTAGACCTGGTCCAAAATCGTCGACCCATGCGCCGCCAAGTGTTTGCTGCACAGTGACGCGAGATATATCGGTTCGTGTCAATTCTTCTGGGCGAATAATCAAATTCAGATTTTTATTGAACTCTTTCGAACCAGTTACATCACGTAGAAAAAAGCTAATAGGCCGATCGTCCAGCTTCTGACTAGATGGAGTCGCTGGACCAACAGTTGATAGTGAGCCGGCAACACTTGAAATTGCCGATGTGAGTGATGACAGTGACATACTGCCATTGTGAGGTCACGACGAAATCAGATAGGTGCCCCAGTGTTGCCGCCTTGTGGATCGCTATGTTGATGCGTAATACCAGATTTTCCACCGAACGTAACATTTGTTGTGCCAATCAAATTCGGCGCAGTTATTGTGCTTGATCCAATTACAGGACCATTGAAAGTTATGCTGGGTGCGGTGAATTCCATTGCCCCGGTGGAATTAATTGAGGAAGTGCCACCGATGGTGGCAGTCAAGTTCCCCGTTGTGTTCAACACCGTATTGCCGCCATTGGTGACCGTCACATTCCCATTGTTGGTAAGAATAGCGTTACCAGATGGGTCGATGTCGACCACAGCCACTACCGAACCAGCATTGGCAATAACAAAATGCGCATGGACCGAAGTTCCGGTATTATTTTTTTCAGCCCATTCCTTATCGAAATCAAGTCCGGTCAAATCCTCGTGCGCGGTGGTGGCAGCCAAACGAAAATATGATCCGCTCGGGTGATAAATTTCAATGTCACCCTTGTCATTAATGGTCGAATACACATCGGATGCGTGGCGATCGACTTTGAAATTTTTTCGATCAAATGTTAGTTGTGTTATAGATGGCAATAAAAACCCTATGCAGATCGGAACCCCATCGACATAATCGATGATGGCACGAATATAGCGAGTAACTGGCCCGGTGATGTCCCAACGCGCATCGCCAGCGGCGGCGCCTATATCCGGTAGATCCATCATACCGGTATTAGATGATGCGGAATACGACATCACCTGAACATTAGGCAACCTGGTTCCATCCTTGTTGAGAAGAACGTCAACCGAATTACCTTTTGGGTAAGTTGCTACCACTGCACCAAGATGTAGGCTCATATGTCGTCAATCATTTCAGAGAAATATGGCGCGTCTTTTCCGATGCCTTGCTTGACGCGATCAATGAAGTTCGTACCACGTTCAAATTGTACCGTTGTGAAAAACGAACCGAATGGGGCATAGTCGTGCTCAACTGATACCACATAAAACCATGACTCCATGTTGCCATGGATATAATTCAATATAGTACCGGCGCGAATAGTCTCATCGCCACGTAGCCGCATTGTCCCTTTTTCAAAAATAACATTGTCTTTATTCTGAGCAATCAGATCAATTCGCCGTTGGTTCATCCACCCGATTAAATCGGTTTCATTTGCTGATCGTGCAGCACCCTTAGCGGTGCCGCCGCCGCCATCCGTTTCCTCATCGCCCCCTTGATGTGTTTGTTCATGCATCTTACGCGCGCCATACAGTGTGGGGTCGACGTTCTGATAGTTCTGAACATACGGACCGGCGGTACTGGTCGGGTCAGCCAATGAGGCTGATACTGCCAATGATTTCAATGCATTTTCGTAATTCATGTTGAATCGAGGGCAATCGACCCAAAAATAATTGGCCAAGTCAGCATCTGTGCGCGACATGCTAATGCTGACTATGCTGTCTTTTGAAATGTCGATAAAATACGGCGCAAAATCTTCATTGTCATATACGGAGAAAATAAAATTTTTGTCAGCATCATAGAATGGGTTGGGCCGATAAACAGCGTACGGAGCATCCTCGCGATCCTCGATGAAAAACTCATTCCACGGCCCAATGTCGCCATATCGCTTGAACAAATCCCACATGGTTCCCTGCGTGAATGCCT